GTATAACGCCTGTGCGCTTATTAAGATAAGCAAGACGTTCCGTAGTGCCTGTAACATCTGTTCCAGTAACCGGATTGTTGTTGCTGTCTACAACAGGAACCTTTGAAGTACCTGTAGTAGTACCGGCAACTGCCAATGTCGACTGTCCTAAGTTAGGAGCTATAACATTTATAGGTAAAGCTTCTCCACCTGCCGGAACATCTGCATGAACCTTCAACAGGATTATGCTTTCGCACGGAAGTGCATTATAGCAGTGAGGATTAATACCATAATCTACACTTGCATCCGTTAACTGAACAGCGTTCGTTGAAAGTTCGTAGATACCATTAACGTCAACTCTCCTAATTCCTCTTGCGGAACGATTCATTAGGAAAGGGCTTGGAAGCCAGTAAGGATACATTAAGTTAGGATATAACATAATTACCTCCTTTCTTAGCAACCGCAAGTTCCTAATGTAGATACACCGAAGTTTACAGGAACGGAATAGTTTACAGGAACATAGTTACCACTGGCCGGGCAATAAGGCATCGGGAATGTAGGCGGTTGCGCACATTCGATCTTTGCCAGACGGCTACTCAAATCACTCAACGCAGCACCAAGAGGAGCAGTAGCCTGTGCCACAATCTGCGAAGTCATTGCGGAACTCTTGAATGTGCTGTTTTCTTCACGCAAGTGGTCAATTTTGTTCTGCATTTCACGCATTTCAGCCGCACGTTGTCCGGCAAGAATTTGCTGTGTGCTGTCCTTGATAGAGTTTTGCAAATCACAAGTCTGTCTCTGCGTTTCGTATGCAACAGTAGCGAAGCCTCTTTCTTGCCCTGTAGCAACACCGTTAATGGCATTCTGCAATGTGTTGGTCTGTTGACAGATTGCCAATCGGTTTTCGCAGCAGCATGAAGCTATCTGTTGAGCGATCTGACAATTACCCTGTTGGATAGCATTGATTATCTGCATTGAACTTTGTCCAACCTGGTTACCAACTTGTTGAACTTGAGACATTACACCATTGATGGCATTCTGAACCTGACCGATTGAACAATTCAAATTAGTAGCCAGATTGTTAATTGCTTGTCCGTTTCCTTGAATTGCGCTCATAAGTAGCTCCCTTCCTGCATCATTGTTAATTAAGTTAGGGATACCGGCTCCAGCAAATCCGCCACCGTTACCGCCATCTCCGTTGTTTCCCCAACCGTTGCGTCCGAAAAGTGGGAACAGGAAAAAGAGGAAGATTATCCACATGAACCATGAACCATCACCGCCAAATCCATTGTTGTTTTTACCTTGCATAGCAACTAACAAATTGGGGTCAATGCCTTTCTGCTGCAATAGTGGAGCAAGCATTGCCAGCATTCCACTACCGCCACCGTTCCCGCCTGATTCCGGGAAAACGTAAGTCTTTGTTTCACTCATAATAATATACAATTATAACACGGTCAATATCAACCGCATCACAAAAGTATATAATAGAAACTGCGTAAATCAGAGCTCATTTTCAAGCGATTTGCGAATATTTTGCAGATATATTGCAATCATTTTGTTTGTTGTTTTTCGACTCTCAAAAGTAGATATCAGGTAACGTACACTGGCTGATGTTTTGTGAAGCAAAGTGGCGATCTGTTCAGGGTACAGACCGAATTCAGTAAGGAAGAACACTACAATGGAGCGGGCATCGACAACCTCAGTCACTTTACTTGATGAAAGGATTAATTCTGTGGAAACTTCAGTTTCTTTTCCTACAAGGTTCAATATTTCGGCAAAAATCTCTGACTTACACATGGTAATTAATTTTTTTGTTGTACTTTTGCCTTTGCCAATCAGTACATACACCAAAAGAACAAAAGCATACTTCGGAATGTTAAGGATATTATACCCCCTGACACAACCGATGTATGCTTTGGTGTGTTAAAGTATTGATTGGCGTCAACTTTAATGTGTCGGGGGTTCTTTTTACTCTGCCCCCAAAAGAGCTACATTTGTTATGATAACCGGCCTTCTACTTACCGGATAAACTTAGTGCTTAGTATTAATTAATGTATCATTTTAGCCTCCTTTCTTTTAAAACATTTTTCCATTGGAAATTGTTATGTAAGTAAAACTTAAACTTTTCATACCGGAAACGGTCTGTGAAGATAGTAGTTCC